TTTAATATTAAAACAAGACTGATTATTTGGTGGTATTTAAACAAATGATTGGAATCATCACCTTAATATGTTAAAACTTCTGTTGATTGTTTATACAATGTATTATATAATTTGCGATCAACGGATACTGATACTACTGCATTTATTAATGCTAAAGCTTCAGCTTCTGATAGCGAATTTGGAGTTGTCATTTCTGCACGTTCCATCATAGCGTGTGCTAATGACAAATGACATTTAGTATCGCGCAATGTCTTAACGCGGTCATTTAGTGAAACATATCTAGCTTCTAATGGTTGATTAGCAAACTTTTTCATTTCGGGTGTCATAGCTGCTGGTATATCACGACCTAATGAAAATACAATTTTTACTGGATCTGGTACATAATTAACATTGCCATCAATATCAGGTATAACATACATAGAACAAAAGTATCCATATTTCATAAATTGCAATTTCCCAGACAAATTTGTAAGTCTTGCCATATCAGTTGACATTTCTGCAGTATGTTCTGGTTTATGTTTTAGACTAATTAAAGAATCATCACCTAAAAACATTGCGTATTGGAAATCAGATGGAAATCGATATACTCGTGCTACCGCAACCATATTAACTAACGTATTTCCCATAGCTGTAGTTGGCGATCCTGTACGTCGCATCCATCGCATAACGAACTCCAATCCGGTTTTGGCTGAAGATACAGTAACATATTCTGAATGTTGTAACCATTCATACCATTCTGTTAGATCTAACCCAAATCGCCGATACAACTCTAATTCTACTGATACAATCGATTCACCTTGACTACGATCAAAATTATCGAAATCTTGTTCCATGTTAACTGTTGTTGAATTACGTGGGTGTCTAGGATCATCGATATCAAACGATTCTGCACCGACAAATTCTACTTCGGGATTTCCCAAGTGAAATCGATGTAAGAATTCTGATATTTGATTTATATCTTTCTTCATATTTACTAATATATTTGGTTTAATACATGACAGTATACGATCCCGCAATTTTTGAAACATTGGACTATACATGGCAGTTATTTCTTTACCAAAGGATTCAATTGATGCAGCTGGTTGATGTTTAGTCAGAACATCAACATTCATACGAGGTTTTCCTGCTCCTTTAATGTCATAAGACATATGTCCGAGATCGACC